CCGGTCTGGGGCAGACGGCGGCAAGGGCGGCGAATCGGCTGGCGGCGATGACATGAATCAGATCATTCGCCGCATGGCACGGAAGCAGCGCCTGGGGAGCTAGGCCAGCATGGCGACGGGCGAGGGCGTCCGCTGTGAGTCCTGCAACAAGCGGCTCGGGGATGACGTGGCGGGTGTTTACCTGAATACGTGTCCCCGGTGCCGATGCCCTGTTATGATCGTGGGGAGGCTAGGGACGCGGCGCCTGGTCGTTCGCGGAGCCACCTACCTGGTCACGGTCACCAGGGAACAGCCGCCGGTCACGACGGCGTCTGGGACCAGTCCAACGTAAGCCATCAGACAACCGCAGAGGCCAGCGCGCAGCGGAGCCGGTGCCCTACAGATGCCCCACAGGGGCGGAGGTAGGGCACCATGCCATACGAGAACGTCATCAGCCGCTCCGACGCCCAGGCGTTCGTGCCTGAGAGCGTCAGCGACATGATCCTGAGGAACCTGGAGGGCACCAGCGCCGCGCTGGAGGCGTTCACCAAGGTCCGGATGGCCAGCAACCAGACCCGGATGCCGGTCCTGGCCGCGCTGCCCACGGCCTACTGGGTCCAGGGCGACACCGGTCTCAAGCAGACGACCGAGATGGCCTGGACGAACAAGTTCCTGAACGTCGAGGAACTGGCGGCCATCGTTCCCATCCCCGAGAACGTGCTGGACGACGTTGACTTTGACGTGTGGGGAGCCGTCCGACCCCACCTGGAGACGGCGGTTGCGCGGGCCATTGACGACGCCATCTTCTTCGGAACGAACAAGCCTGCCTCCTGGCCTGCGGCCATCGTCCCTGCGGCCATCGCGGCGGGCCACGTGGTCACCAGGGGAGCCAACACCGCCGGGGCTGCCGGTGGACTGGCCGCCGACATCAGCGACACCTTCGGCCACGTCGAGAACGACGGGTACGACGTGGACCTGGTCGTGGCGAACCGGACCTACAAGGGTCGGCTCCGCAACGCCCGGAACGCGGACGGCACCCCGTACCCTGAACTGAGCCAGGAGCAAATGTACGGCGTCCCGGTCGTCTACCCCCTCCGGGGCCTGTGGCCCACCGGGGCGGCGGCGGCCGAGGTCATCGTCGGGAGCCGGGAGGAGGGCATCATCGGCCTGCGCTCCGACTTCACGTACAAGCTGCTGGACCAGGCGGTCATCCAGGACAACACGGGGCGCATCATCTACAACCTTCCGCAGCAGGATATGGTCGCGCTCCGGGTCACGTTCCGGCTGGCGTTCCAGATCGCCAACGTCCTAACTTATGACAATCAAAATGAGGCCACCCGCTACCCCTTCGCGGTCCTGCGGGCGCCGTAGTGACCGTTAGGGTAGACGCGGGGGAGGAAGTCCGAGCGGCCCTGTATCGCACGATGCGGGGCCGTAGGGACGCCTTCCAGCGGGCGCTGAGTGGGAAGCTGGCGGGCGACCCCAACGCGGCCCAGCAGGTCCGGGATGACTGGCAGCCCCTGACGGATGCCCTTCACGACCTCCGGAACCCCGAGCAGCCCGCCGACGACGACGCAGGACAACGCGCCAATTAGGGCGCAGGAGGATAGCCAGACATGGCCACGAAGGCACCTTTGAGCCACCAGATCAGCGTCCGGGAAGAGGGGGCGGCCACGGCCGTTGACGACACCTTCGCCCTGGGTCGCGCCCCCTTCGCCGGGTCCGTCAGCCGGGTCACCTTCGCGTCTGACGCGGCCATCACCGGGGCGAACACGAACACCCGGCGCCTGTCCCTGATGAACCGGGGCCAGGACGGGACCGGCACCACGGAAATCGCCGCGATCCAGTTCAACGCCGGGGTCAACGCCCCTGCGTTTGACGAGGTCGTTCTGCCCCTCTCGGGCACCCCGGCCAACCTGAACGTGAACGAGGGCGACATCCTTGCCTTCTTCTCCGACTCGATTGGAACCGGCATCGCGGACCCCGGTGGCCTGGTCACCGTGGACCTGAGCCGCAGCACGGCGACCCTGTAAACCGATGGCGACGACGGCGGCCCAGGTCCGGGCCAGGTTGTCCAACATGCTCCAGCCCGACGCGGCCCCCACCCTGACCCAGGTGGAGGTCGATGACCTGTTCCGGATGGCCAGGGTGGCGGACGCGGCGGGGAACGAGCCGGACAACCTGGACGACTGGGCGCCGTCCTCTGCCGTCCAGGCGGGGGCCTACGCCGCCCCCACTGTCCGAAACGGTTTCTACTACCGGGCCACGGTTGGAGGCTCCACTGGGGCCACCGAGCCAACCTGGCCCACCGTCATTGGCAACACCGTGGCGGACGGTGGGGTCACCTGGGAGTGCGAGGGGCTGGCGCCCTGGCTGCCCACGTTCAACATCAGGAGGGCGGCGGCCGAGGGGTGGGACTGGAAGGCGGCGAAGGTCGTTGCCCAGTATGACCTTCAGGCGGGGTCCGCGAACCTGAAGAGGTCCGGCATCTACGCCCACTGCCGGGATATGGCCAGGAAGTACCGATCCGGCTCCTTCTCCAGCGTGGGGATGGGCACCGGTCTGTCGGGATAGGGGGGGTGATGAGCGACGGTGCCCTAACCTGGGTCCTGATTTTCGTTGCCATCGTGGCCCTGGCCGCTGCCCTGGGGTTGCGGGGCGTCTACCTGCTAATCCTGTTCCTGACCGCCCTGTTCGTGCTGGCGTTCGTGGTCCTGTCGGGGCCTGTGGCGGTCTAGATGGGCAACCCACTCCCGAACCTGGACCTGAACGCGATCAGCGAGGAACTGTCCATCCTGCGTCCGGACACGGCCAGGGTCATGCGCCGGGCGGAGGGGGTGGACTACGGCGGGGCGCCCCTGGAAGAGTGGGTCGAGATTGCGTCATACGGATGCCGGGTGGAGCGCCCTGGGCGGCAAGGGCGCGAGGGCATCACCGGGGGCGCGATGTCTTCGGCGGCTGACTACGTCGTGGTCCTGCCCAGGTGGGCGGAGGTTACCCCCGACCACCAGCTTTGGGTCACCGGGCAGGCGTTCGGCGGGGAGCGACACCTGGAGGTCGTGACCCCTCCCGACATGGAAACCTTCTACGCCGAGTTGTCGGTCGATTGCAAGCTGGTTCGCTGACCATGCCCGTCATCATCGAAGTCCGGATGAACCGCCTTCCCGAGATAGCTGGCATGGTGGAACCGGCGTACAAGCAGGCCCAGCAGGAGTCGCTTCAGGAAATCGTGACCGAGGCCCAGGGGAGGGCCAGGCGGGACACCGGGGCCATGGCTGGGGGCACCGTGGTGGAGGGCGAGGACACCGCCCACGCCACGATGTTCTATTCCGGGTTCCACAACTTCGGAACCAGCCGAGGCATCAGCGCCGACCACTGGTTCAGCGCCCCGGCCGAGGACCAGGCGACGAAGTTTCCGGCCAGGATCGAAACCGCTCTCAGGGGGGCCTTCGGATGACCGTCATCGAGCCGGTGACCCTGGCGGAAGAGTTCGTCTATGACCTGCTGTCTGGAAGCCCCCAGGTCAAGGCCCAGGCGAAGGGCGGCATCCACCCGTCCTATGCCCCGACCACCGTGGCCAGCCCCTTCATCGTCCACGACATCGCCGGGGGAGACCAGGTATCCCCGGTGGGGGCTTCCGCCCCCTCACTCTTTACGGTACTGTGGGACGTGACCGCCTGGACGAAGGGGCAGGGCCGCATCCAGGCCAGGCCCCTGATGACGGCGGCCCTGGGCGCGTTGCTGGGTGAAGAGATGGCTGGACTGGGCCAGGTGCCCTGGCAGGCCAACGACGGCACCCAGGCGTACATGCAGGCCGTGTACGTTGGCCCCATCGCCCCACCCGCCGTCCCGCCTGGGATGGGGGAGGGACCCTGGACCAGGATCGCGCACAGGTTCCGCATCGAGCTACAGATCGTCTAGACTGGCGCGAACGAGCGCTGAACGATAAGAGGCCCGTCTGTGCCCACCCATGCGGAGGGCACGAGACATGCCAGTTACGCCTCCCCCGGCTCAGAGCCAGCAGCAACTGCGGTTCATCCGGGAGAACGAGTACAACGTCACCCCCGGCTCGGGGACCTGGCAGCGCGCTAGCTCCTGGTCCATCAACCCGGAGCCGGTGTTCGACGTGGACCTGTACAAGGCCCAGGGCGAGCAGCTTCCGTCGTCCTCCACCCTGGACGACGAGTTCACCCAGGGGGACATCGAGGGCCGACTGGACTACGAGGCCATCGGCACCATCCTGACCAGCATGTTCGGTGACCCGACCATCACCATCCCTGGGGGCGGCACCCTGTCCCGCCAGGCGGTCTGGGCGTGGAACGGCGCCGACGTGATCCTGCCCGCCAGCTACACCCTGGAGTCGGGCCTGCCGGACGCGGCCGACCGCATCCCTGGGTTCCTGTTCAACGGGTTCGGCTTCAGCGGCGACCGCGAGGGGTTTGAACTGGCCGGCTCCGGCTGGGGCCAGAAGATGACCCACGGCGTCCAGATGTCGAGCGCGGTCAACG